CCTTCTTCGATTATGGGCTTGACCCAATCAAAAGATTGTTCTGTGATTAAAAGCATTTATTTCTTTGCCTTAGCTGCACTTATTGCTGCTCTGCGCTTTGCAAGATATCCATCTGAACTATCTTCATCGCCATCATTGTCAATATCACTATCTTCTTCGCCCACCGGATCCATTGATTTTTTTTCTGTCAGTAATCCTGCGCCAAGACGTTCTAGTTCTTGTTCTAAAATCAAACCGATTCGGACACTCATTGATTCTTTTATTAAAGATTTTGCTTGATTGAATTTTTTGGTTACAATTAATTCTAATATTTTTTCAGTTGACATAAGTACTCCTATTTATAATATTTTGAATTTGTACAGGATGTTGCAGTAACAGTTTACTTAATTGTCTAGTTTTGTATTTAAGACCAGAATTATGTATAAAAAATTTAATCTTTGCCGCTTGAGAATTGTTAATGGTTACTGTATTTTTATTTTTAAATCTGATTCGTTTTGGTATTTTTGTGTGTTCTACCAGAGTTAAGAATTCGTAAAATCCTTCATCAAAATATTGAAAAATACCAGAATATTGAGATTTTTTGGTTGTTTTAGACATTACTCTCCACCATCAGCAGATTCTCCTTCGGCCTGTTGTTGCATGGCTAAATCTCTCTGTTGTTGTTCCATTTGTTGTTGTATTTTAATTTCTCGTTCTTGTGCCATTTCCACATCCATTTGGGCCATTTCTTCGTCGGTTTGATTCAAAATTTGTTTTCTAATATATTTGTCTGAAAATAAAGTTCCTGAAGCCTGTTGCATGATTCCTAGCATGTCTACTTTTGTTTTAAGAATTTCCATATTTTTCAACTCGTCAAAATACGAATCTTTATTGAATTTAAAATCAATATAATATTCTATGGTTTTCCAATCCGCTGTAGTCATTATGCCCTTAAGCAGACATTGTTTTTTAAGTAGATCTAAAAACAATTCAGCAAATTTCATTCTCATTCGTTCAATAAATTTAAAGAACTTGACTTCGTCTCGAGTAATCTCTCCCATTCTGCCCATATTAAATCCGTTTTGTGCCTCGAGACGACTGAGTGGAACATTCAAAGAACGAAACAATTTTTTCAACAAATAATCTACGTCTTCTAGTTGACCTAGTTGTTGACCTCCGTCCAAATTAGTGATTTCAGTTCCTCTGCCTCCGTCTCTGCGAGGAATCCAAAAATCTTCTAACATGGAATTATGATTCCAATCGTCTTTTATTTGACCAGTCTTAGGATCATACGACAGTTTGTTTCGATAACGAACCATAAGATCCTTCATATACTGTTCTGCCTTTTGTTTGGGCAAGTTTCCAACATCCACATAAAAAATTCTTCGTTCTGGTGCTCTAGACATTCTGTAAATTACAACTGCGTCTTCAATTTGTCGAAGCATATTAAGAGGTCTGATTGCCTTGTGAAGATATCCCATTACCTTTTTAGTTGTTTGATCTACAATACCAGAATGAATATATGTTATCGAATCAGTAGAAATTTTAAGACCAGTGTTTGTGGTAGGAAGCAAAGAATCTGCTGCCATATCTGTATACAAAAAATGCTCGTCTATATTTTTAATAATATAAATTTGTTTTGTTTCAGTGCCTGTACTTACAGTTTTTAACTCTTTTTCTATTTTTCTGACTTTTGTTATCTTTGTGGGATCGATCGAACGAAGTTCTTGAATTCCTTTTTCGGGTCGATTAGAGTCTATGATGTTGTGAAAATATAATCTACCGTCAATATACCATCGTCTGAAATATTCGTATCCTCTGCTTTTAAAATCCAGCAATTTTAAAATTCCATCGTATTCTTCATTTAACCTTCTTTTGATATTTTCTGAAAGTGGAACTCGGGTCAGGTCTAAACGAACGGAAGATCCGTCTGGTTCAAATACCAAACATTCATTTACAATATCTTCTATTGCCATGTCCACTTCTGGATACAAAGACATGGATCGATATTGTTGAATTGATGTTGCGTCATTACTGTACGCAAGACCACCAAAATCGTAAACAGAGGCCATAAGACCTCCGCTTTCTACTACATAAGTTCCGTCATAAGAATCTGGAGCAACAAAAGAATCTATTCCTGATTTTGGAATAGATCCTGTTGTTCCTTCAGATTGTCGACCAAAAGAAAATCCAAATATTTCAAATGCCATATCATTATGTATAATAGAAAAATTACACGAATATATGATAATCGTACGCTATAGTTAAACTAAATTCAGCAAAACTATCGTAAGAATCGTGAGCCAAATCTATAGGACTTATATTAGAAGGCCAACAACCAAACAATTTTACTTGTCTTGCTGTATTTGGGCCCTGAAATCCACCATGTGTTCCATTTAAATCATCGCCGTAATTTAATAACCAAGCACCTCCAGAGGTTACATTGTGATTTTGTTTGTGAGTTTCTGCATCATCCATCAATTGCATCCACTTTTCTAATTGTCTTCTAATATCTTTTGTACTAGAATCGTAAACCACCATACTCCATTCTCCAAACTGTCTTTCTCCTGAAAATTTTACTACTCGTCCTTGATATGAAACTGGAATTTGACCGATATCAGATCCAGGTAAACTTAAAGCTCGAACATAAATTTTTTCTTGGCCTCCCCATCCTTGTCCTACTGTGCTTGGAAAAGGACAAGTCAAAGTGTATCTATTAGATCTGATTCCTTTAAAGGCATTTCTAAATCCTGTTAATGTGTTTGGATTTTGAGACATTATTTCTCCTTAATTAGTTTCCAAATTTTCTTAATTATTTTCCAAATTGATTACGATATAATTAATAGATCCTGGAACTTTAACTTTAACTGTAGCAACAAAAGTCTTTGCATCTATTACGTTTTGTGTATTGTTTGATTCATCACATATCACTGTAAATTCTGTAAGTCCTCCTTGAGATTGTATATTTTCTAATAGTCCTTCTGCCTGTAATGTAAACAATGTTCGTGTTTCTGTGGTGTTATTATTGAACAAAATTGCACTGGCAAGGGGAAGAAGTTGATTTTTGATAAAAATAATAGTTCTTATAACATTTATACTGAGTAGAGATGAAGTATCTGCTCCATTTGTAATGTCACCAAACAAGAAAGTACCAGATCCTTTAACACTGATGAACGGATTTACATTATTTGAATATAATCTGTCTTGTTGTGCTGTTGTTAGTTTCTTACTAAGACTAACACTATTTAATACTTGTCCTCGTTGAACTCCTGCTGGACTGACCCATCTATTTTCAACGGCATCATTTCGACAAATAATTCCAGCTAGATCTGCAGCAAGTGGTGTACTTATTAGTGATGCAGTTGTAGTATTTGCTGTGGAATTTAAATGTTTCTTGAATCCTGCAGTTGCTATAATATATTCGTTTGCACCGCTAGGAACACTAATTTGAGTATCCGATGACAAATCTCCTGTTATTCCAGCATTTACTATTCCGATAACTGGAGCTTCTGATGTTTCTAATAGACTAACAATATTTACTACGTTTGTTCCGTCTGAGTTAGTGAAGTCTTCACCACTCCACCCAGAGTCACTGTGATACGGTTGAAAAATAACATCGTATCCCAGGTCTGTAGACGCAAAATCTGTAGCACCTGTTAACGGACTGGTCAAACTCGAAGGACTCGGATTGTTTCCGAGTGCGCCAGTGAAACCTTTTCCACTAAATCCAACAACAACAGGAACTCCGTATAACAATACGTTTTGAACACTCCACCAATACGGTCTAAATTTATCTGTTGCACCAAATGTCAGGGTTAAGCCTTGTGTTGCGCCGGCAAGTATACCAACAGTATATGTTGTTCCGTATGGTGAATTTAGTAATCCTATTGCACCGCCAGTAGTTATTCCGTTTGAACCGGAAACTCCGTTCATTATCAAGTCAAATTTATCAGCATTTCCTTCTGTAACACCGATTGCATTTTGAATTAAAGAAGTTACTCGACCAAACCAATTTCCTTGAGATTCTACTCGGATAAATCCATTTTGAATTTCTGTTGCGGTTGCTAACAGTCCTAATTCAGGAGCCCAACAAGCTGCTGTGCTTGTATTTACACCACTTTCAGCTAACGGAATTACAAAAGAAGTATCTGTTAATTTTAATTGAATATTTGGTCGAGATCTTGATGACATTTAGGTCTCCTTTAAATCTAAAACTTTTACGTATTTATATTTTTGCATATTTTCAAAAAAATCTATTTTGTCGGTATAAATCCACCCATCGTTTTGGATCTTCAGTTTGATGTGCCAATAACCAATTATCTTTTCTTGTATCTGCTGAATCAGATTCTAGTGATATCTCAGAAGTTCCGTCTAAAATATAACCAAATGGCAACAAATCTTCTTCTATTTTTTTCATTTCTTGAGAATACATTTCTGTTCTGATATCGGAATCTGTAATATTTTTAAAGAATTCTTGACGAGTCGCCCAAGAAAATAGAACCAGAGTCATGACTAAATCGTCTGTATACCCGTCTTCTGCCTGAAACGACGAATTGTCTGCAATAAAGGTGGTAAGTTCTTCGATAATATCAGAATCTTCAACAATTAATTTATCATTTTCTATAAGATTTTTTAAAACTGCACATCCGACTTTTTTGACTATTTGACTTGTTCTGACTCCTAATTGAAGAGATTTTTGTCTTCCAAAGCCTTCATTTAAAACCTGTCCTTTTCGACCTAAAATATTAGATTTAACTAAATTTTCGTATTCTAAATCTGTATGTAATACATCGGCTACTTGGGCTCCAATGTCGTTTAGTTCTACCATCACATAGGCATTGTTGTATCTGCCAGCAACTGCACGAATAATAGACGGAAATAGTAACGGAGAAACAGTATTATTTCTATATTTTCCTACTACACGATACGGAAATTTAGTTATATCTACAATAGTAAATGCGCTGTAATCTTTTCCTTGTCCACGAGCCACATCTACTACCATAAAATAAATATTAGATCGTCCTTCTTCATTTGGTTCTGGACTCGGTTCTAAAATTGTTAATCCGTCATTAGTTTTAGAAATAGGCTTTTTCCAGACCAAGCTGTTTAATTTTTGAGAAGATATCAGAGTATTGGTTGATCCGATAAAATCACATACGAATTCTTCTTGAAATTGTCGTTCTGAAGAATTTCGTATAGTTTCTTGTTTCCAGTCTTCGTCTCGTAATGGACCTCCTGGATATTTCGGAACCTCATCCCATGTAACTTCCATCGGAACATATTCGTTTTGTTTGCTTTGAGCCCCTTTCCAAAAACGATAAAACATATTTAGGCCCTTTGGAGTAGAAATCATTATGACTCTGGTAGTTTGACCGGCAGTGATTGTAGGATAAACAGAACTAAAAAATTCTTCTGCCACTGTGGTGGGAACGTGTGCGTATTCGTCTAAAAGAATAACATTGTAAGATCCTCCGCGAATTGCACTAGAAGAAGTGGCCGCTGCAATGATTCGAGATCCGTTTTCTAAAACAATAGAGTGCTTGTTCCACTCTCGAACTCCTTGTTGTAACCAAAGAGGCAAATATTCGTATGATAATTTCAACCGTGCAAGAATTTCTCTTGCAGTAGACTGTTTGTTTGCCAGAATGGCAATATTAACACTCTGATTAAATAAAATATAATGTAGTAAATAAGAGGCAACTGTTGTGGTTTTTCCACTTTGTCTTGGAAGTTTTGCTATAACAAATCTATTATTATGAATCATTTCGATCATTTTTTTCTGATACGGATACATGTCGAAAGCAACAAGACCTTTGTCTAACGAAACTACTTTGATGTATTTGGATACAAAATAACTAGGATCTCGGGCACAACGAACATATTCTTCTATTTGTTCTTTAGTGAATTCAATGCGTTGACCTTCTGGTTTAAGGTTTGTGTTTCCTAGATATCCTGGTTTCTTCATTCTTTATCCTCTTCTTCAAAAACTTTTAATGGACTTCTTTCTTTATTGATTAGATTTTGAAGATCACTAGTAGATCCGACATATATTGAGTTGTTTGTTGTATTTTTAACTGTAATCTTTTTAGATTCAGTATTCGACATTTTTTCATGTATATCCATTAGATCTTTGTTCATCTCGCTTAAAGTTCTGATCATATTAGATAATACTTCATATGCTCTAGGAGAATCAGATTCTGTTGCCACTTTTAATATTCCATCCAATGCGGTCATTCCAGTATCAATCAAAGAAGAAATATTACTTCGGGCAGAATTAAAATCTCCTGTTAAATCTGTAGACTCTTTTTCTGGAACCGGCTTAACTATTGAAGTAGTTTCTTCTGGCGTAAATTCAATATTCAGTGCATCTGATATTTTTTCATTACTAGATTTCATGGAGCTCCTTCAGGAGACCAAACAATACTCGATGGGCCGATATCAGCGTCTCCGGTATATCCAATATCCAAAATAAAATTATTTCCAGTCAAACCATCAAACAAATTAATGTCGCTAGTTTCAATAATACCAGTAGTATTAGTTTTTGTGGGAGAATAAATATAACCTTTCATATTGAATTGTAACACAGATACTATTGATCTGCGCTGATCAAATGATCCTTCGTAGTCTTCGTTGATATCTATGTCTAGTAAAATAATAGGAACATCTACTCGTTGATACAATTCATTCATGTTCATGGTAACAGTAAAATCTGGAGTAAAATACGGAGCAATCTGTTCGATTACTTGTAAGTTGTGTTGCATACTTCTGGAAAATACATACAGTGCAAATGTAAAATTATAAGGAGATTCTGAAAACGCTTGTTTTCGAACATTATTAATAATTTTTGTTTTCTTTTGTAATTTATTTATTCTGCGTTGAGGATCGTATTGAATATTTACCAGTTCAAAACCCATTCGAGGTAAATCCATTTGAATATGAGTTTTATCTGTTAGACCACTTTCGTTTATAATTATTTGAATAAATTTTTCTTTAGGACCAAACGATATTGGAACTCTTCTTTTTTCTGTTTGACCGTTTCTTTCCGTCATGGTATATACAGAACTAAACAAAGATCCAAATGCAATAACATGCTTTTTAATAATATCGTCAAATCCGCTTTCTAAAATTTGATTAAACATTAATAATTTCCTTCAGAAAACGGATCAATATCAGTGAAATCGAAAATAGTCATTGTGGATTGTTTCAGATCATTGTTGTCGTTTACGTTTTTGCCGGTAAACGGATCTGTTGGAATTATTCTGTCACTAGATGTTCCTGCCACTCGGAAGTAATATTCTGCACCCGACACACTACCCTTAACTGTTTCGGTTTGACTATAAGAGAAGGTGCCAGCAATTCCAGACAGATACAGTGCGTTCATTGTTGTGCCGTGAATAATATCTACCACGGTAGCAGTTGCTGTTGCGTTTGCTAAAATAGAACCAGGTCCGGTTACTCCCAATACTTGAAATACTAATTCTCCGTCTCGGATTTCATTTGATCCAGTAATAGGACTTCCGTGAATATACGATATGATGGCACGAGTTTTTCTTTCTGTTTCTATGACATCCACATCGGTAACTCCAACATCGATGGTTTCTCCGTCGTATGTGAACAGTTCCAGAGTAAGAGAATATGTGGTTAATCCGCCTAGTTGATAAAATGGAAATTCGTCTTCTACATAATTGATTTCAAATAAAGATTTAGAAAGAGGAAGATATATCAAATCTCCAGCTCGGGGCTTAAGTATTTCTGTTCTTTTAAGTTTTATTTCTTGTTCAAATCTGGTTTTAGATAACAATATAGTGCAACGATCTGTTATTTGTACACCAAATTTTGCAATAACGTCTCGGTTTCCTTGAAAACGATCTACATCTACCAGATACGCCTCTATTGGATATCCTTCGGTAAATTTTGATTCCGGATCTTCTCCAAATATGTTGTCTATATTCAAATAATCTCTAGGAATATACAGAACGTCTCGGCCCATTGCACGAATAGTTTCAATAGTCAATTCGTTAATAAGTTTTTGTTCTCTATCAGAATCGTATGATCTGAAATACGGATTTGTTGCCATACATTATCCTATGAAAAAATCAGAAGGTAATTCGTGTGTTCCTCTTATCTCGTTTTCGATTAATTCTATTTCTTGCATTGCCTCTTGTTGAATTGCAGCGCCTCGGGTAGTGATTCCACCAAGCAACTGAACTCCATCAAATTTTGCCATGTTTGCTCCCCATTGTCGTTTAATTAGTGCAGTAACATATTTTTTCAATAATCTGTCGTCGTATATTTCAGTGTACTTGTCTGGATCCAGTGCAGCATAGGCCTCAATAACCATAACTGCTCCTGCTGTTATGTCTTCCATAGTTCCGTCAATATAAATTCTGTTTTTAACTTTACTGAATCTTATGGCTTTTTCTGGAGCAAAAAATTGTTCAATTAAATTAATATATCGTTTTGTTGCGCTGTATTGAGGAAGACCTAGTGAGGATTGAGACGCCAGTCCTCTATTGATTCCAAAATAATCTGTTAGGGCAAGTTGATATCTGATGTCAAACATATTAATGTTAGCAAAATTACTAAAACGAAATAATTTTACGACACTTACTATGGTTGTTCCATCGGGCCCATCTCCGGTTATGCCGGTAGGATTAGATAAGGTTTCTGTGTCGATATATCGTTTTTGTATATTATCTTCAGTCATAGTATGACGAAAATACACCTTTTCTACTCCGTCAAAGTGTCGTTCTGCAAACATTTCTAGTGCGTCGTCTACGCGATCCAGACATTGTTCGTGGTCTACATTGATGTCTATTACAGGATGACCTAATGCCCTGAGTGCGTATTTGATAATTTTGTCTTTTGAGTTAATATTTCCCATTATTGCTCCAATTTATTTATAAGGAGCTGGGCCTTCACTTGAAAATATTTAACTCTTAGAATCTTCTGGCATGGTTACTGGAACCGAGTTTAATTCTTCAAATTTCATCTTTTCGATATAGGCTCGACGAGTAACTGGTGCAACAGATTCTTCTGGTGCAGATTCTTTATAATTAGAGAATCCAGGCATTTGAAGAGGACAGCTAAGTTTTGGATAATCTAATTTACTGTATTCGTCTGCAGTGCCGTTTAACCAAGTAAGAGGCTTATCTCCACAACCACACCCTCCACAAAAGAATTTTCCTGGTGTCGCACTTGTTTGTAAGTATTCACAAGCAGGCAATACTCCACCCGATTCTCTATTTCCAAAACAACTCAATACTCGTAATTGTTTTAAGGGAATGTTTACTTTTTCGCTGTTAACTCCTTTAGAAGCTATTGCACTGATAAAACTTGTTGCCATTCCAAATCCTTTTGCAATCGGATTTGAAGGCGTCACTTCTCGTTTTTTAAATTCTTGATCCATATTATAACCTTTTTGTTTTACCCAAACAGGAACACTACGAGTATTTATATCAGAAACGGGTTCAGGAACACTACGAGTATTTATATCAGAAACGGGTTTAATCAAATGTTCAATTGTAATTTCCTTTACTGCTTTTGTTGACGGACAATCCGAGCCAGTGCAGGATTTTTTAGAGTTTTTATTTTTATTGCAACCACATCCCATATTATATTAACGGAATAGTTTTTACAAGTAAACAATTAGATTCAAGTCGTGGATCAACTAATGCAATATTTCCATCGGGAAATCCCATACCGTACAGATATTTTAGGGTTAAATCTTTGACATTAGGATATCGGGATCTTTCTGCATTAAAGACAGTAGAAGAAGTAAAAATATGATTTTTATTAACAAGCATAGAATTTATTTTAGTTCGTAAAGATAAACTTTGTAAATATTTTTTGTGTAAAAATTTTAATTCCACAATAGAAGGAATTGTCCAATCTAAAAATATATTTGTATTATCGAATATTTCTGGTAAATTTATTTTAGGGTTAAATTTATTTCCTTCATTTCTATTATATTGACCACTAAATGCAGAAGTTTTACTGGACAATGATATATTTTTGGAAAAAGTATACGGTTCTAGTGTTGGATATATTATAATAGCATATTGAGACGAATCAGAAGACGAATAAACATTTAATCCGTCTGATAATGAAATTCCTGATGGTGTATAGGTTCCAACGTAGATAGAATTCCATATAGTAGCTCCGGGCTTAAGCGAAGAAAATACAGAACTAGAAACTCCCGTTGATTGCCAGTTTCCTTGTGTATTTTTAATATACGAATCAATATATCCGGAAACACAATCTGTTTTTGGTGTAAACAAGCCGTAACAATTAGTTTCTAGTTTAACATCACAATACGGTATTCTTGAATCAGAATTTTCTGTGTAATTATAACAAGCTCCCCACGCCACTTCAGCGTCGTTTAATGAAAGTATATCAGAAGCACTCAAAGGCATTATCTATTCCTCGGATTTTTATCTTCACAACTTTCGAGTATCCGAATACGATTTAAAGCAGGAATATAGATCGTCTCTAAATACGGAAAATATTGTCCTCCTGTTGCAAAACAACTATGATATCCGTATTCTCCTGTTGAACCAATCAAGTTATTTCCTTTACAACAAAGACCTTGATTTTGTAATATATCAGAATCAATTGCTTCGCCGATTCTACTTCGAAACTGAATACTCATATACAATCTCCTATACTCGATATAGTAAAAGTTATACTATTATTTATGTATTTTTTATTAATATCCCGTTTTTGGAGGGTTGGTAGTTGATGAATTTGAATATTTTGGTGAACTGATATCAGACAGAGTTTTGGGTGATGCATAGTTCGGTTGCCATAAAGTATAAGTAACATTACTATTTATATATTGTTCTGTTGATATTGCATTATTTATTGAAGGTAATTGAGTTGAAGGTTCCGGAGTTGTGGGACAATCTCCGCAACTAATTCCTATTTGCCATGCAGTCGCCTGTTGCTTACCAGCAGAACATCCTGCCAGATTCCATAATCTTATCTTTTTATACCAAAGATCAGTTGGATCAGTTATTTCTACATCATTTTCAGTTACTGTAACAGTTTTTCGGAACGCCGCTGACACTGTGCCCGCCGGGGCCCGAATACAACGTGTATCAAATAATATTGCTGGGGTATAACTAATTCCATCAGAATACCATGGATGCTCCGGTTCTAGAACAAAGGTTTTATAGTTGGATTTATATCTTGCATCTTCTGAGCCTCGTATTAAATTTTGCTTACTTGAATCCGAATCTTTTGTTTTTAGAATTAACCATCTATCTGGTATATTATATGGTGTATAAGAAAAACAGAAACTGCCTTGAGAAACTCCTTCTGCTGACTTGGTCCAAGTCAAAGAAGACAAATCTATTGTTTGTTCAGAAAAAGCGACACCAGATCCAGATTTACTTATACTACTATTACATCCTATAGCAGAAGACTTGTATGTAAAACAGTCACAATTAACATCTCCGCATGTTTCTCCAATACCAACAAAAATTCCTTCAAGTACATCTATACATGTTTGATATGTGGTTTGTAGACATATATCCTTATTTACGCAACACGCACCAGTAATTCCAGAAAAAGGATTACATGAACTGTCGCTACACGACTTGTTTGTCCAAGTTCCGTTAAGCATGTCACATTCTGATTCGGTATACCGATCCAAACAGGTTGCACCAACACAACACGAACCAGTCGTGTTACTACAAGGATCCCAACATTCGAACGCATTGCAACCAGAAGATCCAGTTTGTTCTGGGCTCCACCATCTGCCTCCGTATTTTGTGCATAAAAATTTAGATACTCCGTCTCGGCAAACTCCGTTTGCACAACAAGAACCTTCATCAAATATTTCAGTTTCAATGGAACACGATTCTAAACAAAATTGTTTTCCAGCAGCTTTACAATCTGCTCGATAAACATAATTATTACACGATATTCCCGTTGTGTCATAACAAGAACCAATATCCCAATCAGATTGACATGTTATTGGAGATGCCTTATATCCTCTTCCGAATATTGTTGCTGTCCAATTTTCTCCGTTATTTTTTGTTGTTAGTCCGATAACAGTTTCGCCGCAACCCAAGTAATTATTACCCGCTTCAAACCAAACATTTTCTGGGAATTTCCAAATGTAATCCGATTTTGTAATAAGAGTAATAGATTGAATAGTTCCAGTAGTTCCTGGTGCGCCACTAATTCCTGTAAATCCCATTATGCCGTTCGGAGTATTGATGTAAAATAATCCACCACTAGACACGTCGATGTATTGTCCACTTGAACCTCGAGCAGCAGATGGAATATGTACTATATTAGTTTTAGAAGATATAACAGTATTTAAATCAAAATAATTGTTATTTTTGTATCTGAAAAATGTCGAACCTGCAAGAGTTATTCCGGCAAGTCTATCTGAACCAGTTATACTTGAAAAGTAAACCAATTCTGCGGAAGTGAATCCAGTTGCATTATACGGAGTCGACGAAGAAGTAAATATAATCTGATCTGAAGTGGTTTTTACACTCAATGCATCCACATATGATGTTATAGTTTTAAATTGAAAAGTTAAACCGGCTGTAGTTTGAGTTATTCCTGCAAATAACGAATTAGAACCTAAAGTTATTGCCCGAACTCCATAGAAACTTGAAAGAGTGGCACCAATTATACTTGGTGCATTAAATTCAAGGGTAGAATCGTCATTTAATCCAAAAATTAAATTTCCCCACGGATTTTTTGTTTGAGTTACAGAAGAAATATAAGATGCAGTATTTCCTTTTGTTAACTCACCACAACCAGTTGCGTCTGGTCCGGTGTTACCTGTATTTCCTCGTGGACCGATTGGACCAATAGAACCGGTTGAACCGTCTGCAAGTATTGAACTGGATCCGATAATACTCATAGTTAATTATTTATCATGACGGACAATCGTCACAGGTTCGATTAAATCCTAAAAATATACCTTTAGAAGTATGACACTGTTGTGGAGTTTGATCTTCGAGACAACTATCGTTCTGACAACACGGACCAGTAAAATATTTACAACAATCTTCACCACCTACGCTCCCGCCGCCATCGGTCGATTGGGTGACTGTTATGGTTTTTGTATTATTAGTATCCTGGGTTTCTGTAATTGTTACTGTTCCAGATCGCTCGAACCCTGTATCATTTGCTAGGACTCTAATTGTAACCGAATTTACAGTCCCATTCAACGGAGTTACAGTAATCCACAAATCATTAATAGAAGAATTCCAATTACAAACTGTAGACGCACCACTCAATGGTACTGATCGACTTTCTGCATTTTTTAAAAAGTTCAATGTAACCGGAGCGGTATTGATCGTATTACAACTTTCGTCACAATTATCCGGACATGGTTCGTCTGTCCATGTACCTCCCACTGATTCACACTCTAATCGTTCTGATATGAAACACGCAGAACCTTGAAGTTTGCAACATCCAGTGTTTCCGTTAAATAGACACTGATCACAATTGATGCTGGTATTTTTTGCATACAAATTTACTAACCAAGAATTTCCTGAAACAACAGGATAATTTGGAGTCCAATTTGGGAACCACCATTGATTCAACCATTCAGGCAGAAGCGTAACTTCTCCCCAAATAAAGGCCTGACTGGATGTAAAGTTAGGAATCAGAGGCAAAAAGAAAGTACTTTCGTCATCCCAGTCCTCAAATTCTCCGCCTTGAGGGGACGACAGATTGTTAAATACCCTGTGTTGAACTTGATTCAATCCATTAGGAAAATATATTGTTTTACTTAAATTTTTGGATGTATCTGGATCGAAATCGGGATTTCGATAATGTGTCTGCATGGGTTCATCTATTGTGGCATTACTGTTATGTTTCCATTCTGTTCCATCCCATACAAGTACTTTTGCAAGAGTATTGTAACTCCAAGTAGTTAACTGGTTTTCCGACTGCCAAGGAAATGGTGACGTACCCGATACGTTGCCGATATGATACGATGTAAACGGCCAAGATTTTTGATAAAATATAGGACTTTCTAACGAACAATCTATCTGACACGGATGCCAAGTTACTCCTAAAGTGATACTTTCACATGATATCGTCTCAGTAGTATCATGCGGCTGTAATTGTAGATTGTTCTTGGGCCAGTGTTTATTTTCTATATCAGTTAATTTTTTATTGTATCTTGGTCCCCAACAAAAAACTCGTCTTTTAGTTTGGATTGTATCTGTTTGATTTTGTTTATTGTACGACAATACAGCACAACTGTTTCCACTAGAACCAGCAGATATCCATTCCCATGATGCGTTTTGTATAATCTCTGTGGTACCCTCAATTAGTTTTGCAATATTCTGAGCTGATAAAACAAATATATTAGGCATTTCTTCTGTGCCGCCGTTCCAGATAGGATGTTCAGAATGACCAAACGTGACTTCAGTTCTGAAACAACTAGTAAATCCAGTAGAAAGAAAAGGATCGCAGATATACGGATTAACTATAAGAGGTTCATTCCCGGGATTTGCCTCATCACCAGGAGCACTACACCATCTGCATATGTCATTGTATACATCAGGATATCGGAATTCTACGACTGTTTCTGGACCGCCGGGAGCTTGCGGCGGTTGAATGCCAGTCAATCCTATTTCGTATACAAAATCTTTCAGGGAGTATAATAGTTTTGAAATCGCCGTGGTTGGGATTTCAGTAGTAGAAATTTTGGGATTTAAGAAAAAGTTACCAATTTCATTTATTGTCAATTCTTCAGTAGACCAGTTATCTCCTGCAGAAATATTAGCCGCATTAGAACCAGAAAACTGAAACAACCATTCAATTTTTTCTCGTCTATGTGTATTGAGATTTTCTCGTAACTCATTCCAGTCATTTCTAGGGTACTCAACTAAATCATCGATAGTATTCTCTAGTCGGGCAAGAGAAACTAATCCGTGTTGATTTCCTAATGAAACTTGTTTGAAATATACTTGAGACGGACTCAGACGATCTTCGTTACATACGTGTCCTGTCCATCCCAGATATCCTTCCCATTCTCTGTCTCTACAAATATATTGTCCACTAAATCCATCACATCCAGTAAATCCTTTAAGAAATTTAGTCCCATATATCTGATGTGCAGCCCGCCAAATTAACAGATCTGGTCTAACTCCAAAAACTCCTTTAGGAACATCTTGATAATTTGCCTGCCATGTTGTTCCGGTTGGTATCCCAAATTCACCAAATCCTTCACTGACTCTGAAATAGTTCATTCCAAACGATCTGTAACCTTTTGGATTGGTCCAGACTGTGGCAAATATATCTCCTTCCGATGTGGTTCCCATTTCAGCAACAGTTCCTGCTGCAGATTTATTTCCACTGATGTAAAACGGTTTATTTGTCCAGTCGCCAGTCATCGGAAACAAAATTGTGTTGGCTTTAGCTAGATTTCCGGCTTGAAGAAATCCTAGAGAATCACTTTGTTTAGATTTTTCCCACAAAATTATATCAGACGGCCAAGGAATATTTGGATCTGGAGTTGTACTACCAAAATTAGTATACGAAACAGTACATCCTTTCCATGTTTGAATACATCCTCCACTGTTTATAATTGCACCATACGATTGACCGTGTGCCACTTGAAGATAATCTGGTTGTTGACCAGGAGCACCTGCAGGGGCGTATTCGTATCTGATTCGATTTGGAATTGCCCCTCCGGATACTCCAATAAATGCATCATATGTTGTTCCGTGTCTCCAATGATTTAACAGATATAACGAGCCGTACGGATTTGTTGATATCATTCGAACTGGACTAGTTCCCAT